GTTGAAGGCGAACGATCAAACAGAAATCGTAGAGCTGAAATATCCAGAGTTCATTCAGAATTGAATCGTGGCTATAAAGACGGCGGAAGAATAGGATTTAAAAAAGGTACTGACAAGAAATGGATTCAAAAAGCTACAGCTTCAATTAAAAAAAGAGGAACTAAAGGAAAATGTACACCGATTACTAAAAAAGGATGTACAGGCAGAGCTAAAGCTTTAGCTAAAACATTCAAGAAAATGGCTGCTAAGAGAAAAGCCTAATGGCAACCCGAATCAAATCAAAATTTAAAACAACTAAACTCATGACCCCTAAAGGGGTGACTGAACCTTATATTGGAAGTTATATTTCTGGTAAATTAGGTGGAGTTAAAGTTGCAAATGAAAGCTTAAAACAATACTATGGAAAGAAAGTAGATCCCAATTGGACCTCGAAAACTTAGTTTATAAACTGCGTCGTGGCTTAGAACGACGTATTCAATCGTTAGCTATCTCCGTTACATCAGGAGGGGTTGACAATATGGAAACCTACAAGTATATAATAGGTCAGATCAATGCACTGGAATCAGTGAAACAGGAAATCTCTAACCTGCTTGATGACAAAAAGGAGCAACGTGACGGAACCATTATCGACATTAAAAAACCAGGAAACTCTAAAGAAGTTCCCAAAGGAAGTCCCAAAGCATAAGAACGCTCTCGAAGAAAAATACAAGTCAGAACCTGTAAAAGAGATTACCAAAGAAACGACTAAATTACCTCAACCAACCGGTTGGAGAATTTTAGTGCTGCCTTTTAGAATGAAGGAAAAAACTAAAGGTGGAATTGTTTTAGGAAGCGAAACCCTTGAACGTCAACAAGTGGCGTCTCAATGTGGAAACGTATTAGCAATGGGAGGGAGTTGCTATAGCGATAAAGATCGTTATCCTGAAGGTCCGTGGTGCAAGGTCGGTGACTGGGTGGTTTTTGCCCGTTATGCTGGCTCACGGATTGAAATTGAAGGTGGGGAAGTACGGTTGCTCAATGAAGATGAAGTATTGGCAACGGTCAAGGATCCAACGGATATCTTGCATAAATATTAACCATAGGAGGAAACTATGCCTGAAGGAAATAAGATCAAGAAGGACGACGCCAAGGTAGACATCGATACGTCTGGACCAGAGTTCGATGTAACATTACCTGAGGAAAAAAAGGAAGAAGTCGTCGAGAAGGAAGAAACAGTTAAAGAAGTAATCAAGGACCAAGAACCAGAAAAAGAAGTTGAAGTTAAGGAAGAACCCAAGGAAGAACCCAAACAAGAAACTAAAGAAGAGGATACTAAACTTGAGGATTACAGTAAGGGTGTGCAATCACGAATTGCCAAACTTACGCGTAAGATGCGGGAAGCGGAAAGACAAAGAGACTCTGCCACCGAATACGCTCAAGCGTTAGAGACTCAAAGAAAAAGTGATCAGAAAAGATTTTTAAAAATAGACACTGATTATTGGAAACGATTTGAAACAAACATCAAAACCGGCATGGAATCGGCGCAACGAGAATTGGCCAGTGCCATTGAAGCGGGAGATGCAAAAGCTCAAGTCGAAGCTAACAAACGGATTGCAACCTTAGCATTTGATAATGCTAAATTGGAGCAAGCCAAAGAAAACAAAGAAGACGTCAAATTATCTGACGGTGGTAAATTACCAACACAAACTCCACAATATCTACCTGAACAACCTGCGGATCCTCAAGCGGAAACCTGGGCTGCAAAAAATAAATGGTTCGGTCAAAACCGAGCGATGACCTTTACAGCTTTTGAAATCCATAAGGACCTGGTTGAAAAGGAAGGGTATGACCCTAAATCAAATGAGTACTATACGGAGATCGACAAACGTATAAGAGTTGACTTTCCTAATAAATTTGATAAGGATAGGGGTATAGAAACGTCCAAGCCCGTTCAGTCGGTCGCTTCTGCAAATAGAAGCGTAAAACAAGGACGCCAAACTGTGCGACTCACATCTTCACAGGTCGCTATTGCGAAAAAATTAGGTGTGCCACTCGAAGAATATGCGAAACAATTAAAACTCACGAAGGAGGCATAAGCATATGAAAAAAGAACAAGATAAAACTTCTCGTGCGAGCTCAACACGGTCAAAGACTGAAAGACCAAAAGTGTGGACTCCCCCATCATCTTTAGATGCTCCGCCTGCGCCTGATGGATTTAGGCATAGATGGATAAGAGCAGAGAGTTTAGGGTTTCAAGACACTAAAAATGTCTCAGCTCGTTTGAGAGAAGGATTTGAATTGGTGAGAGCCGATGAATATCCCGATACTCAATATCCCGTAATTACCGATGGTAAATACGCAGGTGTCATTGGAGTTGGTGGCCTTTTGCTGGCAAGGATATCGGAAGAGATTGCGAAGCAACGAGCAGCCTATATAGATAGTTTATCTAGAGGGCAAGACGAAGCTGTAGAACACGATCTCATGAAGGAACAGCACAAGAGCATGCCGATCAATGTTGATCGACAATCTCGCGTAACCTTCGGTGGTACAAAGAAAAGCTAATTTTCTCGGGATAACAACCAATTCCCTATCACTGAATAATTTAACCGTTTACAGGTAAAACTGTAAACATATAGGAGTAATACTATGGCAAATCGTAATAGTGCTGGATTTGGATTAATTGCCCAAGGAACGTTAGGATCAAACTACACGAACCAAGGACAATCCAAATACTTTATAGAGTCAGCGTACGGTACGTCTATGTTCCAAGGATCATCTGTAAGGGTGGTAAATGGATACGTAACTACTGCGCAGGCAGCTATAACTAACACTACAATCGGTGTGTTGAATGGTGTATTCTACAATGCGGCTACAACTTTGAAGCCGACTTGGCAGAATTACTATTCTGACGTTACTCCAGCAAACAGCGAAAATACGACAGCTTTTGTTATGGACAATCCGTTTCAACTTTACAATGTTTCAGCGGATGCAGCAGTTCCACAAGCCGATCACCTTGAAACGTACGGCTTAACGGTAACAGCAGCAGGTTCCACTACAAGTGGACAGTCTAGTTCAGAACTAACGTATTCAACGCGTGACGCAACAGCGAACCAATGGAGATTATTACGTTCGGCTGAGGACCCTGAAAACTCCGACATAGCAAGTGCTAATTGCACTTTTGTCGTTGTTCAGAACCTTAACCAAATAAACTCTGGCGGTTTGACGACTGCGTCATAATAGGAGCATATAGACAATGGCAATATCACGAGCACAGCTAGTTAAGGAACTAGAACCAGGCCTAAATGCACTATTTGGGCTGGAATATAAACGGTATGATAATCAACATGCTGAAATTTACGTAACTGAATCAAGTGACAGGGCTTTTGAAGAAGAAGTCATGTTATCTGGATTCGCGAACGCTGAAGTTAAACCAGAAGGTCAAGGCATCGGATATGATGATGCTGAAGAAACCTACACTGCAAGGTACACAATGGAAACTATCGCTCTAGCATTTGCGATAACAGAAGAAGCTATCGAAGATAATCTCTACGACAGACTTGCTTCTCGTTATACAAAAGCTTTGGCTAGATCCATGTCCAATGCGAAAGAAGTTAAAGCAGCTAACCCATTGATTAATGGCTTGCCTCAAACGGCAACTTTTAAATCAGGGGATGGCGTTGCATTATTCTCTACAGCACACACAACTGTAAGTGGAACAAATGTTAAAAACACTTTAACAACTCAAGCAGACTTAAACGAAACTTCATTGGAAACAGCATTAATTGATATTAATGCGTTCACTGATGAACGAGGTTTAAGAATAGCAGCTAAAGGGGTCAAGATGATTGTCCCTTCAGGCAATCAGTTCAATGCTGAGAGAATTTTAAAATCTCAAGGTAGAACTGGTACTGCTGATAACGATCTCAATGCTATCTTTTCAATGGGAATGGTTCCTCAAGGATATAGAGTGAACAATTTCTTAACTGATGCTGATAGCTGGTATCTTATCACGGACGTACCTAACGGTATGAAAATGTTCCAAAGAACACCATTGACAACTGCAATGGAAGGGGACTTTGATACTGGTAATGTTAGATACAAAGCTAGAGAAAGATACGTTTTTGGCGTATCCGACTATAGAGGTATCTTTGGCGTACAAGGAGCGTAATCAATAAATTAGAAATGAGGCGGCCTTAAAACTGCCTCATTTCGACACTACAGTAAGAAATTCTCATATGAAAAACTTCAGAATACAAATTCGATATAATGGTTATTACGCGGACTTTAATGTTACGTGTGAAGACAGTGCCATAGGTATTGAAAAAGCAATCCTTGACAAACTAGGAAAAAATGAGGTAAAACTGGAGAAAGATGGATTTACTTCTAAACGGGGTAAATGGATAACCTATGAGGAGGTTACAAATGACCGAAGACCTATACACTACGAAACGGTCCTTGGAACTAAAGTGGCAACAGGAGCACCTGAAGGAAGGTAGATATACTTTACACATGGGACATATCGATAAAAAAATTCAGGAAATTGTTAAAGAGATCATTGCCAAAGAGTTTGAAGAACAAACGCTTCAAACTAAAATAAACGAAGCCAGGTCCGAAGTTTCGATAGCCACTTAAGCGCTATCAAAAATCAACTTTTCACTACAGGATACCTTGCGCTGGACGCAAATCTGCGTTATAGATTAATTACTATACAATTATTTAATGAATCTAGACGCGTATAGTCGACGGCCTAGAGACTAGATTCACAAACTAGGAGGATTATAATTATGGCAAATACAACGTTTTCGGGACCAGTAAGATCATTAAATGGTTTTATTAGTTTCGGACCTAAAGCAGTTGTTAGCTTAACCGCTGATACAACTTTGACAGTAGC